ATTTGTGCTAGTATAAGAGCATTGATTGATACTTCTGGTAATAAAATAAAATTAACAGTAGATTATCCAGGTGAAGTACCTGAGTTCTTATTTACAGACTCTAATATGCAGTCTATTGAGTTTTCAGGGGTTAGAAAAGATGAAATTGTAACACAAGTAGAAGTAGTATTCTTTGATGGTGCTAATAACTATGAGCGTGATGTTGTATTAGTTACTGATCCTGATTTAATAAACTTACCAGAAAAGAGTATTACAGTAGAACTACCTTCTTGCTCTAGACGCAGTCAGGCTATGCGATATGCTCAGTATTTATTAGCTAATTTTAAATATTTAAGAAGAAAAATAGCATTCTCTACCACTAGTGAGTGTGAAGATTTAAAACCTGGCTCAATTGTATCTATTTCAACTCAAAATGCAACTTTGAACCTAGGTTATAATGGTATAGTACAAGACGTTTCAGCTATTGGATCTTCTAATGTCAGACTTCAACATATAGGATTTCCTTCAATATCTGAAACTACTATAACAGCTAATACGCTTCCTTTAGTATTAAGGCATTTTAGCAATAAAAGTAATAAAGGATCTTTATATTTAGTAAGTAATACTAATTATACTATTGATAATACAGGAAACTCTTATTCAGGAAATGATTATCTTGAGGTTGTTGTTGATAAGATTTGGAATCCGCATATAAGAAATTTTGAATCTTTTATAGGATTTACTTCTTTTAACAATCCCGAACCTAATGATCCTTGGTCTTTTGGAGAAATGAATCCTAGTAATTACTACTCTACTTCTTCTGATAAATTATTTAGATTAGATTCTATATCTTTTAATGAGGAAGGTGTTGCTGCTATAACTGCCACAGAGTACGTATCTAATGTATATACAGATAGTGATGCTATTATTAACTATGAGCCTACCCCTAGAAAAGTAATAGTAAATTCTTTTGTTAAACCTGCCCCACCTGTAGTATCTGTAACTCCTACTCCTTTTGCTAGCGCTTCAGGAGCAGTTACTACTAGTATTTTTGTATCTATCTCTTCGCCTACAGGAGCTGCTACTACTAGGGTAGCCTTCTTACCTCTCTCTTCTATTGTACCTATCCTCGGAGTAGTTATATGACAACAATTAATTTTAGAGTAGCTAATGTACAGCCTTTTATAGGGCGAGAAGGTATTATTATTCTTGGAAAAAATGGATTTGAATCAGTCTTAGGACAAGTAAAACCTTTAGTTACTAATGCAGCAGTTTTAGACTCTAATATAGTATTTACTGTTTCTAATTTACATTTACTTTATGATGATAACTTTAATTGCCATATCTTAGATGCTCGTAGTAACGCACAGTTAGTTGCGCTTAGTGATACTGTTCCTAATAATTTAGCTACATTCTCAGTAAACTCAAAAACTGCTTCAAGCACTTCAGGTAAGATTGCAGGTACTGTTGGACATCAAACTACTTTAGATACTATAACAGCTAATATTATTTCACATAATATTAGTGCAAATACTATTAGTGTATCATTTAGTAATAACTCAGTAGCTACTTCTATTAAAAATAAACTTTTAGATGTTCCTTTCTATATTAATTTAAATCAAATAGTAGATAAAAGATTTTTATCATCTAATACTTTTTATATATCGGGAGATTTAAGACTTATATCTAATACTCATAACGTAACTAATTTAACAGGTAGTGCTAATTTATATTTAGGAACTACAGTGCCTCTTAAAGGACTTATCTCTACATATATTAACGGATCTATTGAAGAGACGAATGCTTTAGAATATTCTTATAATCCTGGTGATCAATATATAACACATAATCTTTCTAATTCAGATTTGATTATAAAAACAGTAGTAGAAGATTATACAGTTCCACATATTGAAGACATAGACACTGTTTATATTTATGACAATCAACAGACAGTGCAGATAAATGCTATAAGCTATTCTAGTAGTTCTTCTATTTATAATGCTGCCTTAACTGCTTCAGATTTTTTTAAAGTTAAACTTACAGATAATATATCTGCTAATGTAGCTAGCGCTACATTAATTAATATTACAGAAGACTTAATTGCAGATATTAGCGCTGTAAACGTTTCAAGTAATGTAGTATCAATAACTTATAATGAAACTGTATACCCTAATAAATTAAATCTTGTTAGTCAAGGTATTTACAGCATGGCACCTTTTGATTATGCTTTATTTAAAGATGTTGAGATTGTTGATGGTAAATTAACAGTACCTACTCTTGCGGGAGTATATGTGTTTAAAGTAGCCAGTGTTAACGAGTTAGGCAGAATAAGTACGCCAGTAACAAAGTCTATCTCTTTAGAAGATTTACCTATGGGTCAAGTTACTAATCTTATTCTATCTGAAATTCTATTTAGAGATAGAACTAAAGGTGTTATGTCTAGGATTAGTGGTTCTTTTACACACATAGAAGGTAGGAACGTTCAAGAATACGATATTGCATATAGAATTAATCTTGTATCAGGTACAGAACCTCATCCTAGTGGAATGACTAATTTTAACTCTTTTAAAATAGATAAATCAGGAGTAGGCACTGATGGCTTAGTAAGATTTACTATTGATAATATTGATCTAGGTAGAGCTGGTAATACTTATGAAATTGAAGTAATGGTTACTCCTATAAACGGTATAAATACAGGTATATATAATATTAAAAAACTAGAACTAAGGGGTAAATCTACTAGACCTCTTCCTGTAACTACTTTTGAAGTATATCAAACTGATAGTACTATTGTTTTTGAGGTTGATTATCCTGTAGATACTCAAAGTAATTTAAATGAATTAGATATTTTACATACAGAGATTAGATTACGATCACCTGTAACAGCTATTAATACTTTAGATCAAAGAGATTTTGCTTTTACCAATGGGGGCACTCTTATTTTAATACCTCATCCTCTTACTAGAGCAGAAATATCTGCTGAAAGATTGGGAGAAGGTAGCTTTACTTTTACTGCTAAAACTGTAGATACTAGCGGTAATAAGTCTTCTGATACTTTAGCTAAAAATTTAAGTATTGACCTTCCTTCTACTATTGTTCCTATTGCTGCGTGGAATGAGGCAAATCCTAATTCTAATGTTATTGTAGGATTATTTAATTCTAACTACGCAACAAACAATTTTGTTAGTGTTACAGATTCAGATAATGGAGGATTTGTTTATGACGTAGATCCTGTTACTAGTGCAATAGTAAATAATTCTGTTGTTCCTTCTACTGTTGCTGAAGATGCTAATGCTTCTGCTACAGGCTTTGCTTGGAGTTCAACAGCTAATGGAGTGTTAGATTCTACTGACTTAATTATCACTACGAACTATTCTTCTTATATAACCCCAGTTAGAGATTTAGGAGAGGTAGTAAAAGGCTCTTTAGTAATATCTAGTACTGTTGAGACACAACTAGCTAAAACCTGGTTAGAAATGTCTAATGATTTAATAGTAGGGGTAGCAGAACAATCTCCTAGTTCTAATGTACTATTTGATGCAGATTTTGAAATTGGTAATATAGTGGGTTATAATAATTCTAATTTTAGCTTCAGTTTTAGTAATGTTCACGCTACTATAGTAGATAATTCTCCTTCTACAAGAGTTTTTGCTATTGTTAACCCTGGACAAGAAGTAGTCGGAGAACGTACTGCTAGAGAAGATATAAGTAACGTCTTTAGTTATGCTCTTATTGCCGGAGCTATTAATGCACATGCTATTGAAATATCTAATGTATATTATGCAAATGGAAGTGTAGTGGTAGGGGGTAATACTAGTGGCAGTATTGCGTTGGCTAACTTAACAAGTGCCGGAAGCTCTTATAGATTAGTTGACTTAGCTCAGTTTACAGATGATGAGGCTCAACAAGACTACAGTCCTGATCTTGATATTTCTAAAAATGTTTATGTACGTTTCTCTTCTGCAAATGTTTTTCTGGCTCCAGATGTAGGATCTTCTAAGCCTCATGGTAATGTAGATGAAGAACTATTTGATGCAACTACATTAGAAGGTAACTGGACTCAACAATATTCAGGTATTAGAAGATTTAGATATTTTCAAGTTAAATTAGATATTAATATTGCCGACTATGGAGAGACAGCTAATGCTTACTTAGATCAATTTTACTATCAAGTATCAGCTCCTAGGAAAAACTTTACTACCACTGTTACTTCTACAGGTAATATATTAGGAAATGTTTCTGTAGACTATAGTAGTACAGGTTTTTATAATATCCCTTCAGTTTTCTGTCAAGTTTTAAGTGATGGATCATTTTTAGCAAAAACGAATAATTTGACAAATACTGGCTGTAATGTTAGAATAATTGATACTACTACAGGAAACGTTGTAAGCACTGAGGGCTTAGAAATTTTAATCTCTGCTACAGGAGCGTAATAAAAAATGACATTAACTACTTCAAATACTTTTCAATTATCTGTCTCTAGTGACACTATCGCAGCTTCTAGAATTTATTTTAATTCTAGTTTCAAAGCTTTACTTCAAAATTTTGCTAGTGCCAATGCTATTCCAGTAAGTACGAATTTAACTTTTGAAGATGGATTGCGTACTCCTGAAGACGGTATGCTTTGGTATAACCAAGATTCAGGAGGTCTATATATTAGAACAACTAATTTTGGTACAGGACCTTACGGTAATTTTAGACGTATGGGGATTAGTACTAGAGCATACGATAGCATATCTGCTGCAATGTCTAAGTCTTATGAGTTAGATACAGGAGAACTTATAGTAGTAGTTAAAGATTCTGCAGGTAGTGCGGCAAATAATAGAGTTTACTTAGTATCTGATGATAATAAAACTTTAGTAGATGTTAGTGTTCCTTATGAGCGTACAGTTGATAATACTAAGATAGCTCTTAAAACATTAACAGGTGCAGAAATAGCAAATAATACTATTACTGCAGATCACATAGCGGATGGAACAGTTATAGAAGCAGATTTTGCAGATGAATCAGTAACTGATCGTAAATTAGACTCTGCACTAGTACTATTAGGATTGGTATTATAAAATGGCATTTAAAATATACTTTTTCTTGTTTCTTATAATTGCATTTAGTAGTGTAGGTTTTGCAGGGTATAAGTATTATAAAGATTCTCAAGAAACTATAAGAATATTAACTGAAAATAATGCTAAACTAGAGGTAGCAGTAGCACTTAATGAAGAAACTATAAATTCATTACAGGCAGATTATGCTTCTGCGCAAACTCAGTTATCAGAAATAAATGCCGCCTATATTTCTATTCGCAGACAAAATCAACAATTAGCCGACAAATTACAACAGGTTGACCTTACTGCTGCAGCTATTGCCAATCCTGAAGCTATTGAACGTGCAGTAAATAGAGGAAGTGAAAATGCAGGTAGATGTTTTGAACTTCTATCTGGAGCAGAATTAACTGAAACAGAAAGGAACGCAGAAAATGGTATCACTTTTAACAAAGAGTGCCCTTGGCTTTACGATGATTATCGTGCTCGCGGCTTGCTCAGCGAGACCCCAACCCCAGCCAATTGAGATAAGTACTAAGCCTGTACAAAAACCTTCTTTAACACTGCCTCCTGTTGACGAATTAAATCTTAGACCTGTTGAGTGGATTGTTATTAATGAAAATAACGTAGATGAAGTTATGAATAGGTTTAAAAACTCAGGTAAGTCATTTGCTATATATGGTCTTACAGGGGATGGATATGGAAACTTAGGTTTGAACTTTAGTGACATTAGAGCTTTAGTACAACAACAACAAGCTATAATAGTAGCATATGAACGCTACTATCAGCAAGCAGAACAAGCTCTGGATGAGGCTGTTGTAGTAGAATAACTATAACATCCAAAGGAGAAAATATATGTCTAAACAACTAGAACCAAATTCAAAATATGCACAGTTTGACGCTGATGGCGATGGGATTGTAACTGATGAAGAAATGTCAAGAGCAGAACGTATGCTTCAAATTGAAAATGAAGACAAAAAAGAAGATGCTCAGCGTAATATGGCGTGGTTTGCTCTATTAGGTATGCTTCTGTACCCATTTGCAGTTGTAGGTGCCGGAATGGTAAGTTTAGAAACTGCTGCTACAATTTTAGGTGACATGGCACCTACATACTTTGTATCTGTGGCTGCGATTGTAGCAGCATTTTATGCAAAAGAAGGTTATACTAAGGGGAAGTAATACAAAATTTAAAAATTTAATTATTGGTAATAATCTCAATTATTGCTTATAATATAAAAAATCGGAGATTAAATATGGCAAAAATTGATGTTAATAGATCGATTACCCCACTGCCTAATGAAGCTAGAAATCTAGACTCAATGACAGAGGCTCAAAGGGAAGCACGTTATAGCAAACTAGCAAGTGCTGATAACCCTGTAATAGATGGGACTAGTCAGGTAAGAGGTCAATCAAGCGGAATGAATCCAATTTCAAATAAACCTATAAGGTAACAGGAGAATCATTATGAGACCAGAAGTAAGTGGAAATCCACGCGACTATGGCCATTCTAAGGGCGATGATAATAACTTTATCGAAACACCTGATGGTCGTGCTAAAGGAAAAAGAAATATTGCTGGAACCCCAGTAAATTCTAATGGTGGAACAACTGCTATGAGAAGTACTGTTGCAGGACCTGCTAATGCAGGAATGGCAAAAGTAGGCGGTGCAGCAATTGAAAATCACGTAGGGGCTAAACCTATGACCGGCGGAAGAGCTAATGCTCCTCTAAAGCCAGGGCATGAGCCAAAGCGCAGATAAAAATAAGGCGGGAAATTCCCGCCTTTCTTTTTACCTAATTCCTTCTAGAATAGAATTAAAAAAGTTTCGTTTATAGTAAAGCTCTAAATCTCCAAGACTTCCAATTAGTTTACCATCTGCGTAAATTAGGGGAGAGAAATTATGCCCCCTACTTAATGCATCTTGAGCACTACCCTCAGAAAATACTTGATAAGAAACTACTTCCCCATGTTCTTTAAGAAGTGCAAGTGCAATAGGTGTTAAATCACAGTTAGGCACTGCGTACACACTCCAACGCTTAGGGCGATAGGTATCTCTAGACCAGTGTTTAGGTTTTTCAAATTTAGGCTCTTCCACTTTAGGAGGGGCCTTTACTGTTTTTACGGCAGCAACCGTATTTGCTTTTTCCATATAATTATCCTTTATTAATATAACTAGCAGCTAGAGGAAAAATATGACTAATAGCTTTTGCTATTTCAATCGCAATTTCCATGTGTTCTTTTTGTGTTCCGTTGCCTGAACGTAGATCTATATAGTGAATCCAAGAACGAATAGTACCTTGCATGTATAGTCGAGAAACAGTATTTCCTTCAGGTAGAACTGCACGAGCTTGTTCTTTAGCAATACCATTGGCAATAGCCCAATCATAGGCTTCTTTAGCTGTTGTAATTACCTTTTCTTGTTGTCTTCGCCATTCTCGATCTAAATCACGATCAAAAGCTCTGTCCATATTCAAATTAATAGAGTCTTGTCTGTTAGTTGGGTGTTGTAACCTTGCTTCTCGTACAACAAATGATTCTTCTAACGCATCGACTTCTTTATAGCGTTGACTGAATTCTTGAAAAGAAAACGATCTATGACGAAGCATTTGACGAGCAATATCACGAGTCGTTTCAACTTCCATAGTAGCTGAAGCCATTTCAAAAGGCGACCAGTGGGCATGAGAACTTAAATAATTGAGTAATCTTTCTGAACTTGAAAAATCAGTTTGAAATTGGGGATTAGATACTTTAGCACAGTATGCAATAATATCTTGTATATTCTCTAACCCCTCAATCTCCCCTTCAATAGGTTGAGTACATGCAAAAAGTTTTACTTTCATTTTATACCTTTATTTTATTTAGAGCATTAGAAAGAACTTCTGAAACAACTTCAGGACTTTCTGACATAGAAATAGCAACATCAAGATGACTAGTTAAATCCATTAACTGTTTATTTAGCAAAAGAATCTCTTTGCCGCTATTAAGATTTTGAATATATTTAGATTTACCTTTTAAGGGTAAAGCAGCAATAAGATTATCAAGAGTTTTATATTCTTGTACTAAAGTTTGACTACGTTTTTTACCTATACCTTCAATACCTAGAATGCCATCACTCTTATCTCCTTCAATAATTCGAGAGAATAGAAACTCTTCGGGAGTAAGCTCTGTTTCTTCATAGAGAGAATCTAGTGTTATCTCTTTACGAGAAAACAAATTGAAGATACTAACGTTATGATCAAGAAGCTGATATAAGTCTCTGTCACTTGAAACTATCCATACATTATCATACTTATCTTTTAAGTTTACTGTAAGATAGGTAATGATATCATCAGCCTCAATACCTTTAAATTTATAGTGCTCAAAAGGTAGAATATCTGTGGTATCTTTCAGGCAATTGAAAAATCCGGTAAAACGAATCTGTTCTTCTTCTGTGCGCTTAATCTCTTTACGATTTTGCTTATACCCTGCAAAAATTGTTTTTCTATAAGCAGAGGCTCCTACATCAAAGCAGCAAATTGTTCTAAGTGCAGAATAGCTTTTAGCTAAACTACTAATTGTTTTAATATATTCTTGAGAAAAATTATCAAAGTTAGGACGATGCAAATACCTAAAGGCTAAGTTATTAGCATCAATAAGCAATAAATTTTTTTCTTCTAGCTTCTCTTGTTCGAGTTCAGCTAGATCATTCCAACTACTAGTCATTATTGTTATTCTCCATAATTATATAATCATAATATAATATATTTAATCGTTGTGCAAGTAAAAATTAAAAGAATGACTAGCTCTTTTTAGTAACTTCTTGAATCCAATCGTCAAATAATCCCATTTTAAAATACATGTCTTCTATTTTAACACTTATTTGATCACTAATTTCTATTTCATCATTCCAACATACATATATCTTACTTCTATCCCATTTATAAACTAGTAAAGGCTTACGTTTCATTTTATCAGCTTCTCTACAAGTTTGTTTCCAGAAATCTAGTAATAGGGAAGATTTTTTAGCACTAATTAAGTTGTTCCACGGTACTTCTTTATGGTGTTTTGCCTCTATACAATATGGAAACTCTGGTAGCCAAGGACAATAAACATCACCTTTAAGATACTCTAAGGCTCCTGAAAGAGGCACTCTTTCAAATTTATTATTAAAGTGTTCAGAGAAAAGATCTCTAACTACATATTCAAAAGACCTACCTTTTGTTTTACTTTTACTACTCATAATAACTCCCTTCAAGATAAGTGTATATAATTAAGCAGCAAAAGTCCATAAAAAAAGAGTCCTAATTAGGACTCTTTTGATTTTAAAATTGTAACCTCTGTCATACACTTTCGGGCTTCTTCGTAGTATCCTTGTCGGGCAAGCTCTGCTGCAGTTCTTGCATATCCAATTGCACAGAATATACGATTAGCTTTAGAAACCACATTACTAATCCAAATATAAATACTGTTAGTAGTGCTGATAACCATATCATTCATCATACCCACCCTTTTGCTTTAGAATTCTTAGGAAAAGAATTATAAGCAACCTCATAGATTCCTCCACGAGTAAGACCTATGTCTGTTAGTTCACTATCACTAAGTTTATTTAACTCTTCAACAGTTTTTGCTACATCTCTATATCTTTTATAGTTACTCATTTGCTCTTCAAACCATGAAATTAGTTTATACGAGTAAATAGAGATAAAAGAAAGAGATTCAATTAAAAGTTTCATTATATTTCTCCTTGTTTGTTTATCTACATTATTATAATAACATAACAAGGAGAAAATAACAATTGTTAAAACGGCAAACCCGATATGCAAAATTTGCATAGCTTAGAGGCTAAAACCCTCGAATGTTTTATCGTTTACATCCTGCTTAGTTCCACCAATGACATAAGAAGAAATTTCAGTTTCTTGAGGTGCAACTTGTACCTCTGCTCCTGAAATCCATTTTTGAGTCCAAGGAAGTGGGTTAGCTCTCGGTACAGAAAATGAAGGTTTAATACCGACTGAAGTCATGCGTTTGTGAGCAATCCAATCTACATACTCTTTTAATAATTGAGCATTTAAACCAATCATAGAGCCATCTTTAAATAAATATTCAGCCCACTGTTTTTCTTGTGTGATAGCATCCATAAACATAGCTTTAACCTGCTCTTCACATTCACTTATGATCTGCACATAGTCAGGATCATCTTTAGGCAGCAGTTTAAGAATTTGTTGAGTAGACGCAAGATGAAGATTTTCATCACGAGCAATGAACTTAATAATCTTAGCATTACCTTCCATTTTCTTAAGCTCTGCAAATGCCCAACTACAAGCAAAGCTAACGTAGAAGCGAACACCTTCTAAAATATTAACACTCACTAAACAAAGATAAAGTAGTTTTTTAAGCTCGTATAGGTTTACAGCTACTTCTTGTGATTGCCATATTTCTCCACCAGAGGTTTTTCCTTTTAGAGTTCTTATTACATGCTTACCTTCTCCTAAGAGCTGATACCACTGGCTTAAAGTGATAAGTTCGTCATAGTTCTTAGTAATATCGTCAGCACAGTCAACAATTTCTTGAATATCTAACATTTCATCAAACACTTTAGAGGGGTTTGAGTATACGTTACGAATAATGTGAGTGTACGAACGAGAGTGAATAGTTTCAGAAAAAGCCCAAGTTTCAATCCAAGTTTCAAGTTCAGGAATAGTTACAATAGGAAGTAGTGCAAGATTGGGAGATCGACCTTGTACAGAGTCTAGTAGAATTTGACGCTTTAAGTTAGATGTAAATATATGTTGCTCAGACTCTGTAAGTTCTTTAAAATCTTTAGCATCTCGTAGTACATCTACTTCTTCAGGTCTCCAAAAGAATCCTAATTGCTTATCTGTTAGTTTATCGAAAGACCTATATTTCATAGTATCATAACGTTGCATTCCTAGATCCCCAGAGGGATCTAGAAACATAAGAGCTTGAGTGTGATCATTATTTTTTGTGCTTAGTACTGACATAATTTTATCCTTTAAATAACACAGCTTTCACAGTTTGCGTCGTCAATTTCTTCTAGTGCTAATGGTTCTTCATTTAGTTTGTTTAAGTCTACTTCACCTTGTCCGTCATAAGTATTAAAATAGTAAAGCTGTTTACCACCATACTTATAGAACATTAGAAGATGTTGTAGCATAGTACTCATTGGTATTTTTTCATCAGGAAAATATTGTGGATTATATGAAGTGTTTACGCTAATACCTTGGTCAATATATTTTTGTAATACAGATACAATTTTAATATATCCTTCTGGAGATCGTTGATCCCATAGAAGGTCATATTTAGATTTTAGCTTATGAATACCAGGCACTACTTGTTTTAAAACACCATGTTTTGATTGTTTTACGCTTACAAAACTACGTGGAGGTTCAATTCCGTTTGTACTATTTGATATTTGAGCACTCGTTTCAGCGGGCATTAACGCCATAACTGTAGAGTTTCTAATACCGTGTAGTGCTAAATCAGCACGTAAGCTTTCCCAGTCCATACGTTCTACATGAGGTACTAATTCATCTACTTCACGCTTATAAGTTTGGTTAGGAGTAATTCCTTTGCCATACTTAGTTTCCATAGATCCAGGGCAGGCACCTTGTTCTTTAGCTAATGTATTAGAAGCTTTAATTAAATAATAACTCCAAGCTTCTGCCCACTCATCAATTAACGCAAGATTAGGTTCTTGATAACTTGAACCATTCTTTGCAAGCCAGTAGGCAAAGTTAATAATGCCTACTCCAAGGGGCCGACGAAGATCGGTTGCACGGCGTGCAGCTTTAATAGGATAATCTTGATAGCTTAATAACGCATCTAACCCACGAATTGCAAGCTCACAAGGACGTTCAAATTCTGCGGGGCTTTTAATATTACCCCAGTTAATAGCGCTTAAAGTACAAAGAGCTATCTCCCCACTTTCATCTTCAAAACTACTCAAAGGTTTTGTAGGTAAATCAATTTCAGCACACAAATTAGACTGATGAATAGGAGCTACTTTTTCATCAAAGCTTGAATGAGTATTAGCGTGATCTACGTTTTGTAAGTATATACGCCCAGTATTTTTACGCTCTTCCATAAAAGAGGTAAAAAGATCAATAGCTTTTAAGCTTTTTTTACGAATTGCGGGATTACGCTCTGCTGCTTCATAGAGTAGTTTAAAAGTGTCTTGATTATTAAAAAATGACTCATACAAACCTGGTACGTCGGAAGGAGAGAAAAGAGTAATGTTTCCTCCAGTAATTAATCTTTCGTACATTAACTTATTAAATTGTACGCCATAGTCCATATGTCGTACACGATTATCTTCCGTGCCTTTATTGTTTTTTAGTACTAATAGATCTTCTACTTCTAAGTGCCAGATAGGATAATATAAGGTTGCTGCTCCGTTACGCACTCCTCCTTGAGAACAAGATCGAGTAGCGGCTTGAAACATTTTATAGAACGGAATTACTCCGGTGTGATAAGCATCACCTTTGCGAATAGGGGAGCCCAATGCTCTAATCCTACCTGCTCCAATTCCAATTCCAGCCTTTTGAGAGACATATTTGACCACACTACTAGTAGTAGCATTAATGGAATCAAGGCTGTCATCAGTCTCGATAAGAACGCAACTAGAGAACTGTCTCTGAGGAGTCCTAACACCGGCCATAACAGGAGTAGGAAGGCTAATATCATGCTGACTAATAGCATCGTAATATTCCTTTACCCATTTCAATCTAGTATCTACAGGATAAGACTGAAATAATGTCATTGCAATTAACATATAAGCTATTTGAGGAGTTTCAAATATTTCACCTGTTACTCTATTTTGTACTAGATATTTACCTCTGAATTGCTCCATAGCTACATAAGTTAATTTTTCATCTCTTTGATGTTTAATATATTTATTTAGAGTAGCAAACTCTTTTTTAGAATACACCTCTAGAATACTTTTATCGTAGAAGCCTCTTTTAGCATTTGCCTCTACAATATCTAGTAGCTCATAAGGTTCGTATCGTCCGTATACTTGTTTACGTAAATGATAGTTAATTAATCTACCAGCTACAAACTGGTAATTTGGATTTTCTTCAGAGATTAAATCAGCTGCAGATTTAATTAAAGTCTCTTGAATTTCACTTGAGGTAATCCCATCAAAAAATTGTACCTGACTATGTATCTCTACTTCACTGGCACTAACTCCTGCAATACCCTCACAAGCGAAAAAAACTACTTTATGTAGTTTTTCAATGTCTAATGGCTCTTTACGTCCGTCTCTTTTAGTTACTAGAATCATTTTTCTCCTCTTTAGAGTATCATACTAATATTATTCTTTTTTACAATTTCAATTTTAGGAATTAATGGATGGCTATAATCATGACTAATTAAGAACACATTTAATCCTTCTTCTTCAGAAAGTACTTCAAATAGCTTTTCTTTTCCAGACTCGTCTAAGACGCCTGTAATTTCATCTAAAAATAGAAGATTTAGGCTGTTGCCACCAATTTTTGATAAGGTAGATCTAACAGCTAAAAGAACACTAGTTTGAACTCGGCTAAATTCTCCACCAGATAAAGACTCTATAGTTACTTCTTGACCATTATTGATCACAACAACATTGAGTTTTTCACCGGCTAGTCTAAATCTAACAGAAAATTGACCATCAGAAAGAACAGCTAAATATCTATTTATAGTTTGTTCTAAATCTTTGGCTACATTTTCCAACTTAAAAGCAACAATACCCGAAGCAGAGAATGCTTTTTTAAGAATTTGGATGTTGTTAGATTTATCTTGAACTTTAACTATATCACTAGTTAATACTTCTTGTCTAGATAAAAATTTTTCTTTTTCCTCTCCTAAAAGATCTATTCTAGTATTATGGAGACGTACTTCTTCGTTTATTTTCTCTGCATTATTTTTTTCTAATTTTTGATTTCGCAAAGTTGATTTGAGAGTAGCTTCTTTTTTAGATAGTTCTGTTTTATCAGGAATTTCAGTAGGCAGCGAAAGATCTATTAAGTTAGATAGAGATTCAAACTTTTCTATAGATTTTTGATTTTGTTCATAGATTTTTAATGCAGATATATATTCATCTTTTTTCATACTTAAATCAGTATGTAATTGCTTATTGAGTTTATATATTTTAGTTTGGTTATCAATCTCTTCTTCAAATCTATTTTTTTGCGCAAGCGATTGAGAGTTATCTAAAGGTTGATGACAAGCATAGCAAATATCACTTAAATCAAGATGTTCTAGTTTTTTCTTAGTATCTTCTACTGCTCTTTTAGCTTGATTTGCGCTATCTCTAGCTTTTTGAATATCTTCATCTAAGTTAGGATCTTCTGGTTTAAGTATAGAAACATCAAACTTAATAGCTTCACGCTCTTTTATATTTAGATTGTTTCTATCAATTCTTTTTGCGTCTTTTTCTACATTTTCAATTGCAGCAGCTAATGCAATAATCTGCTCTTCTAATTCTTCATCTACACTTGGAACTTCTACTAATTCTCTTTTTTCACTTATAGCTAAAGAGTTTAAATAGTTTTCAACAGTTTTAAGCTCCCCGCGAAGAGACACAAGCTCTCTATCTTGCTCTGCTCCTAAAAGCTTTATCCTATCTCCTATTTCAAGATATTTTTCAAAACCAAATAGGTTGATTAAAAATTTTTTTCTATTAGCATCAGTAGCTTTTAGAAAGTCTAATAGATCAGTAGAGCTTTGATAGGTAAGTTGAGAAAATACTTCAAAGGTCATACCTAATATATCGTGTAGCTTTTTATAGGTATCTAATACTTTATGCTCTGATATATCAAATCCGTTCTGAAAAAGTTCTACTTTAGTTTGAGCGCCAAAACGTTTTACATCTAATACATAATCATCTTCATCTACAGAAAAATGAAGAGTCGCCTCCCAGTTTTTTTCTGTAGAATACTTGTTAAGAATATCACCTTTTTTAATTCCTTTAATATTCTTATTAAATAGAATCTCTTGAAGAATTAAAGCAATAGAGCTTTTCCCACTACCATTAGGAGCAGATAGTTGTGTAATTTTTTCTTTATTCAAGTCAATAGAAATGCCTTTTCCATAGCTATACATATTGCTAAACTTTAGATTTTTTAAAATTATAGGCATTTTTTTATTTAATTCCTGTATTTTTAAACTCGTCTATTACAGCTTGTTTATTTTCTACTTTAATATAGTTTAAATATTCTTCAAGCTCTTCTACTAGACTTTTATTTCTAAGATCTAACTTAGAGTCTTCACTAGGTTGTATAGCAATTCTTTTATCTATTAGCTCTGAGTTTTCTATTTTAGAAACTTCATCAATAGATCCAGTTATTTCATATATAATATGATCATAGCTATGTGGTAAAATATCTGATTGCTTACTAACAGTTTTTCTAATTAGTTTTGGTAATTCTAAATCTACAAATTCAATTGTATAATTACTAGAGTCTATAAGTGTAAAAATATCTACACCATATTTACGTTTAGAGTCTCTATCAAAATGAGTATTTAATGGAGATCCTGGATAATATATATTATAATCTTTGTACTTATGTCTAAAATGTAAATCACCCAAAAGTGTTAAAGGCCACTGTCTAATCTGCTCAAAATCAAACTCAGCAGTTACATGAGGTGGTACCTCACCTCTGATATGAGTTACTAAAATATCTCCGGGTACATACTTTGGTATATTACCTATCTGCATTTCTCCATAAGGAAAGAACTGAATTCCTTGATTATAGATCTCAGTTCTTCCATTTTTAGTAAATATATGTACATTTTTATTAGTTATTGCATTATCTTGATTAAAATACTCAAAAAAGCTTTCACCTTTTTTAGTGGCTTCATGATTGCCTGGAATAATATAGGTAGGTATGGTAACTGTATTAATATAACTTAAAAACAAACATATTTCATCAGGTTCTGGTTTTTTATCGAAAATATCTCCTGCAATAATATGAATATCACAAGAGTACTCAAGCTCACGTAGTTTTTGAAACATGAGCTTGAATCTGTTTTCTTGCCATTCATAAGGCACTTTCTTTTTTCTAAGAAGAATGTGCCAATCTGCACTTGATAAAATCTTAAGGGCCATAGTTGAAAATCTTATTTAAGTTACCTTGGAAGGTGAATGCACCTACATGGTTAAGTTTAGTATTTGGGTCTACCCAAATTTTACCGCCTAGCGCTTGCCAACGGCGACAGAAAGTATAGTCTTCAGATAAGTATCTATTATCTCTAGGATCATGAATAGTATCAAATAGAGAATAGCAGTACTTATTAAATCGAGGATCAATTGAACTGTCATTTCTATAGTGAAGATCTGGATAAGCCTCAAACATAGTTTTCACTACTTCTTTTTTAATCATAAAGAAGCCAGTAGAGGCGTCTAGAACTTCTACTGCACCATCTTGAGAGTTAACACGTTTAGTTTCTTTATCTGCAAATTTTAAATTAATTGCATATTCAGCGCCAAAAGGAGCGGGTTCTGATTCTTTACGTTCTACAGCACGAGCAACGCCGTTCCAATCAACAGTCTTTTTAGGATACGCAGCAGCAACAACATTTTTATTCATTGCTAACATACGAAGAACTGAATCTGGTTCAAATTCAATATCAGCATCAATAAACATTAAGTGAGTTGAATTAGGATCGTCCATGAACATAGCTGTTAAGATATTTCTGGCACGAGGAATTAAACTTTCATTTCGTAAGGTTGTAATACGAAAATTGATACCATTCTGAATTAGTGCTTGTGATAGCTTGAACATGCTTAAAAAGTACTGATCTGTAATCATGCCACCATAACAAGGAGTAGCAAAAAATACATTCATTTTTTTAAGTGCTTCACCATCAAGTTTTACTTGATTAGGTCCTACCTGGTTGAAAAAGGCTTTTCCATCAGGAGGAATACTTACTGAGTTAATAGGGCCTGTTAGTGTTTTTCTTGTGCCAAGAGCAACTACGTCCTTAGTAGCTTCTGACTCTTCTAAAGAAGGTGCTGACATTTTTACAGGTTCAGGCGTAGAAACTTCTGTGGAGGCTTTCGCCTCCACATTAGAACCACCTGCATAATCAGATAGTTTTTTCTTAGTCATTAAATATCGTCCATAGTTTCATCATCATCTACTCGTAGATCCCCTACAACTGTTTCAGAAAAGTAGGAAGTGTTACGAAGCAGAAACTCTTTTTGTTCTTCGTAAGAAGGACGCTTAAAGATCTTTTCAAGATCAAATAATTCAAGTTGACGTTCAGCTTCTGTCAACGGGACAGTACGACGAGAAGGAATGCAAGTATACTTAACATTCATTACTTGAGGTCCTGTTTTTTCTTTCTTAATAGTAATATCATACCCCTCTTCATAATCAGAAGGATTTCCATATTCAGGATTCATTGCATAATCAAGAATTTGACGATAAATAGTTGGTTTTAAATCAAATAGTTTAATCTGTCCGTCCTTGCGATCAATCGCATTACAAACATAAGAGAAAACAGGCTTCTCTGAGTAGATAGCGGGATCAATTTCTCTAACAGGGTCAATTCCAGCTGTATCTTTAAAAGTTTCATTCTCACGAACAAAACTCAAGCACTCAACAGGAGTGCGTTTACCTTCATTATTTGTTAGCCAATACACATAACGAGGCATAACATTGCCAATTAGGCGAAGTCTATTTTCGCCATCTCCGAGCTTAATACGCTCAATATTACGATTACCGTTGGTATTTCCCGCAGGTTGTACTTTAAGATTAGTCCATTCAAGTGCCATTTTATTTCTCCAATGTAAGTTTTATCATCCGATCAGCATGAGTTATTAATGGATTTTTCCAGTAACGCTCATCTACATAGTGCTCAGGAAAATAGTTTAAGCTTGAGTGCATACTACGCTGACCTAGGATGTGCAAATAATCGCTCTTAATTTTAGAAGATATATTATAGTGAAGCCATCCAGGGCTTGTCATATAACATTGTGGTTCTACTATTTCAAATCTAGATACGATTTTATTAGGGTATCTTTGTAGATAGCCCTTAGTGAATAAGAATTCAGGTATGTAAGATATATGAAGTTTTCTTCTTAACACTTCAAAATCTGTAGAGATAACACGATCTTTTCCTGCAGCGAGAGCAAAAGTAAGAAGCACTTCTGCATCTGGCATACTTTTTGCTGCTTTTTGTATCTCTAGTATATTTAATATTATACGCATTAGGAGTACGAACTGTCAACTTTAAAATGGATTTATATGAAATTGTTGCTGTTTGTACCATTGCAACCTTTTTTCTTGCATATTTTTTACTATAGAACCTTTAAGCCAAAAATCAACTATAAGAGGAAAACGTTTTTCTTCATGCTCTCGTACAATTCTACCTATACGTTGTTCTAGTTTAGCATAGTTATTTTGTGGGCATGTAAATAAGATTGTATCAAGTCTATGACAAGAAATACCTTCATCAAATATTTTAGTTGAAAGAATTGCATCTACAGTTTTTCCTGCTCCTGCAAGAATACGTTCTCTATCTGCATTTTTTGTAGCTCCTACTAACATTTCAGAGCGTTCTAGTTTTGCATTGATTCTCTTAAGCATGTCAATACGCTCAGATATTATTAGCAAACAACGTCCTTGTGCTATTTTACGTCTAGCCGTATCACATATAAGATTAATATACTCTTCGTTTTGAGCTAATTGATTAAGTCCTAATGCCCAATCTCTAGCTGGATGCCTGATTCTAAAATTTATATCAGTACGTATAACTTCTACTGCAGGTGTAAGACGTGCTTTATCAACTGCTGTAATTCTATTAGGCCCGAAGTAATCTGATAAAACAATGTGCATTCCGTCTTTTCTAGTTGGAGTTGCACTGAGTGCTATTTTAGTTCTTGCGCTTAGTCCGTTTACTACTTGGCTAAACATTTCTGCTGGACAGAGATGCGCCTCATCTACAATAACAACTTCGTACCTACGCTGAAGAGGTTCAAGATGATTAATAAGAGTTTTATAAATAGCTACTGTAATGTCTTGAGGTTCTAAACGCCCATCTCCGATAAAACCAATAGGAACATCTGGAATTAAGACTTTCAGTGCGTCATACCATTGATAAGCTAGTAATTTAGTGTGTACTACAATTACAGTAGGTTTTGCATTATTAGCAATTAAATAGCAGCCTAAAAAAGTCTTACCCCACCCGCAAGGAGCTTTAATAAGTCCGTTATATAGTCTACCGTTTTGAAATATTTTATCAGCTACTTGTTGTTGTTCTGACTTAAGAGTGCCATTAAAAGACCAGTTTCTTCTATCAAAAAGAGGTCTTTGATCGTTTATGTTTTCGAACTCTATTTTATAAAAGGCACCTGAAGGCACAGAGATTTCTTTAGTCTCTTCATTCTGAGACCATGTTGAAGCAAACTCTTCTCCGATTTTATAATTAAAAAACTCATAGAATATATCGTCAGCGTCTTTGTACAAATCTTCTGCCGAAAAATAAATTTTATCCGAGATCTTAGCGTTTTTTAGAGAGAATTTTTTGTTATTCATAGTTTAATTCTATCCTTTCGTTTATAGAAAGGGCTAAAGTCATAAATATGCCAACAAAAATCTACGTATACCACTCCTACCCATAAGTTTTTTAAATCTTGAAAATCAATTAAAAACTCTGGTAGCTCGAATGGGTGACTTATTCCTTCTAGCCAAAAAGCGTTTTTTCGTATCTTTATAACTTTTCTATAGCTCAATCTAAATTCTTTGTAAGCGCTGTCAAAGTAGTGAATTTTATTGGCACTGTCATAGCCCCATCTAGATCTACTAAGTAATAAAGCACTTAAATTAGTACATGTAAAATCATAGTCTATTACTTTATAAGGCCCTAGCCTCATAATTTCTAATCTACGAGGATACGTAGCATTTATAGATAAATCATCTACTAGTATTAAGTTATCTTCTTTACCACTGCTAGGCACTACAAAAATTTTATTCTGTTTATAGACTTCACTTTGGGGAGTCTTTTTTGTAGTAAAAATAGGAAATTGAATACCGTAAAACTTACTTCTCATGTCTAATACTAGAGGTTGCTTTTAAACTTTTACAGTTCTTACAGTATACTAGCTTAACTACATAACGAGCGTCTTCAACATAGATAACATGTTGAGTACTTTCAATTATAGTATTTGCACAGCAACTAGTCATAGCCTCTCTCTTCTAACCAAGATAATATATCTGGGTCATTCCAACTCTCTTCACTTAACCAGTTTTTATAATCTGTTTTGTCTAAACTAATATGATTGGGATGAAAATGAGTTCTACGATCCTCTCGTACAGTAAGAGTATCTACAAATTTTTTAACTGCATGAATGTTATGACATTCTATTAATATATCTACAACATCTTTAGGAAGTAGTAGGTTAAGAGAACTTAGTATTTTTTTAATACCTAGTTCTATATTTATAATATCTTCTTCATAGCGTAATTCATAGATAGAAAGATGTTCCTTTTCTACTCTATTTTTAACAGCTCTATCAGTCCTAACTAGAAAACACATAAACTCTTTAGCTGTTTTAGTTCTAATTGACGGATGTTGGAAGTTATGCTCTGTCCAGCCCCGTTTTCGCATAAAAGAGGCTGTACAGTTTCTTATATCTCTATAAGAATAAATGTTTAAGTCAGAGTGAAATATAGGTATTCCTAACCAGTGTTCATGATGTTTTACTACATTATCTTTTACTAATCCTTCTACTATTAGCTGTCGAACAATGTTATAGATAACAGTAGACCCACTTCTGTATAATCCGTTTACATAAATCATGTATAGCCTTTCAACTCTCCCCAGCTAGGTCCTACCTCAATATCAACTTTAATAGGTTTGCCAGGAATAAATACTCCACGATCCCTTTGAAGATTTGATCGCAAAGTATTAACATAAGCGTCTAGCATGTCTTCACGTACTTCAGCAACTGTAGAGTCATGAACTGTTGCAAATATTCTTACAGAGTCTTGTAGATTATTTTGCTGTACCCAAT